AATGGTGGTACTTTAGGGTTCGCGGGTTTTCTAGCTGATCCGAAAGATATCGCCCTATTTGGCGCCGGAGGTATTCCACTCGCTCCCACGTTAGTGGTTCCCAATTTCACGCAAGTTGAATGCGTCACTATGGGAGACTTGATCGTTACATTGCCCGCAGCGGCAGCGATTGGGGATTATGTTCTTTACGATAATACAACGGGTGCACTGGAGACGATCCCACCCTCCACAGCTCATATACCGAGTGGAAAGACGTTTGCGAATGCGGTGGTTAGTTGGTACACGGTAACAGGTGCCGGATTAGCTGTTATTACTATATCGCCATCTAGCGCCGTACCTACGCCATAATATAAGGATTATAAATCATGTGGAATAGAGCAACAGAAATAAGATCGTCACTGATGCCAAAGCAGGTACGATCCTTACAGAATTTTGATGCGAAAGAATATCAAGGACTTTCGAAATTAGGTATTAATATATCGCCGTCAATGGTTCGCCAGATGATGGCGGGCTATAAACACGCTATGGATAATATAGCGATGGATGCGGTACAGCCCACGGTTACGACCGGAAGCGTAGGCACGCCCGTACAGTTCTTGCAAAACTGGTTGCCGGGTCTTGTGTTTGTAATTACTGCGGCGCGTAAAATTGATGACTTGGTTGGTATTTTAAATACTGGTTCATGGGAAGATGAACAGATCGTTCAGGGTATCTTGGAACGAACAGGTACTTCTCAACCGTATGGCGATTATACAAACGTACCATTAAGTTCCTGGAATACAAACTTTAACTATCGTACCGTTGTACGTTTCGAAGAAGGTATGAAAGTTGGTGTTTTAGAATCTGCACGAGCAGCACGTTTGCGCGTAGATGATTCCGGTATGAAACGGGAAGCCGCAGCACTGGCGCTTGAAATTATCCGTAATACCGTTGGTTTTTCAGGTTTTAATGCCGGCGATAACAATACTTATGGTTTTTTAAATGACCCGGGTTTGTTAGGGTATACAACTGTCGCGCTTAATGCCGCCGCAACCTCGACAATGTGGGCGAATAAGTCGTTTCTGGAAATTACTAACGACATTCGTGTTGCTATTTCAACATTGCGTACTCAATCACAAGATACGATTGATCCGGAAAAAGTTGATTTAACCTTGGCAGTCGCTACAGATGCCGTGGATTTTTTGACTACAACCTCCGACTTTGGTATTTCTGTACGTGCGTGGCTTGAGGATGCGTACCCACGTTGTCGCGTAGTTTCTGCGCCTCAGCTCAATAACGCAAACGGTGGCGCCAATGTGTTCTATTTGTACGCTGATAGAATCGCCGATATGTCCACAGACGGCGGTCAAGTGTTTATTCAGCCAGTTCCTGCTAAATTTCAGGTGTTGGGTGTACAACAGTTAGCCAAAGCTTACGAAGAAGACTTCTCAAACGCTACTGCGGGCGTAATGTGTAAACGTCCTTACGCGGTAACTAGATGGTCGGGTATTTAATTTCTTATGATACTGGCGGTTATAATTAGCCGCCTTTTTAATTTTCGGAGTCAACAAATGCCTTTTGTGTATTCTACTCTCACATGCGATAACATTTTTCCCGTTTATGAAGCTAACCGCGATCCTCATTCTATGCCTCACATTTTACATAAAATCTTAATCAAAGGCGGTCATGGCGTTAAACGTTTAAAAGAATTGCATACGCCGTATGGTGTTCGTACCGAAGTGAGCGACAGCGACCTTGCGTTTTTGATGAAAGATATTAATTTCAAAAAGCAGATTGAAGCCGGATTTATAATGGTCGATGATAAAAAAATGCTTGCAGAAAAGAAAGCCGTAAATATGGCTCAAAAAGATGGTAGCGCCCCCTTGACTCCCAAAGATTTTGAAAAAAGCGAGTTAAGTACAGAAGAAACTCCTATTTACAAAGAAAAAGGTAAAAAATGAGTAATCCGCCGCTTTTAACATTTGATTATGCTGAATTTATAGCGAATCCAATTTTTGCGGCGTACTCTAATGCAATTGTATATCCAGAGGCTATCATTCAAGCGTATTGGAATAATGCTATTAATTATATAAGTGATATTGGTAATTTTGGTGCTATCCAAGGCGCTCAACGTCAAAATGCTATTGACTTGATGACCGCACATTTAATTTTTCTTTCAGGGCTTGCACAAGCTGGACAAGTGCCGGGTTTGATGCAAAACGCTACTATCGATAAAGTAAGTGTAGGTTTAACACCGCCCCCACTTCCAAATCAATTTCAGTGGTGGATGAATTTATCGCCTTACGGGCAAATGTTACTGGCCATGTTGCAAGCCAATTCTGTGGGCGGCTGGTATGTTGGTGGTTCGCCAGTACGTGCCGGATTCCAAGATGGAGGCGGAGGGTGGCCATGGTTAGTATCAAACGTGTAGAATCAAAAGACGGCAGGAACTTACTTGCGGCCTTAACTAAATTACAAGATAAACAAGCGAAGGTCGGTTGGTTTCCAAGCGCTCGATATGATGATGCGAAAAGTACACCAGTTGCAAGCGTTGCGGCTCAAAATGAATTCGGAAATCCCGCAAAACACATTCCTGCGCGTCCTTTCATGCGTCCAACGATCTTAAATAAAACGCAAGAATGGAAAGAACTGGCCGAGCAGGGGGCAAAAAGTGTTATTACGAATCGAGCTTCAATCGAGGATTTACTTGATTTAATTGGCGCGTCTGCCTCAGCAGATATCAAACAAACTATTTCGAAATTGACCACGCCCGCTTTAAGCGAACGAACCATTCGGGCAAGATTATCGCGGCGAAAAAATAAAACACATGTGGGTTTACTTACAAAACCATTGGTAGATACTAGTTATATGTTGGTTAGTCTAAGTTACGAAGTGGAAAGTATACGATGATTCCCGGCTCAAATTTATTAAACATGGCTTTTCGAGTTATCGCACAAGAAACGGTTTTATATTATCGTGACGGTGGTCGTACATTGAATGCTATCGGGCAAGAAATCACAGAATATCAGGCAGCCCTTGAATTAAAAGGAAGTTTTCAACCAGTACCCAGAAAAGTTTATTATTTATACGGCTTGGATTTACAGAAAAGTTATTATACTTTTTATGCTTCGCGCGATATCCTTGATGTTAACCGTGACGTTTCCGGCGATCAAATATCGTTTCAAGGTCAAAGGTTCCAATGCGAGTCAAATAACGACTGGTTTGCAATTGATGGCTGGAAAGGGATATTGTGCATACATTTGGGCGATGATATTGCCGATCCGGTTATTTGGGGTTTTGGCCTCCTCCCGGCATCAAATACTTATCAAAATTTTGGATTCGGTACGTTTATCGGGAGTGAAGAACTATGAGTTTCACCGATAATCAATTGATACAATTATTTTTGCCGATTATAAAAGCGGGTTTACTTGCGGACGGATTTAACAATGTGACTGTTAAACAATCCAACCAGCCGACCATGCAAGGCATAAATACGAATCCGACCGTTTACTTTTTTAAATTGAACAATAAACGTTATGGATATCTAGGACGGGATGATGTGTGGAACGGTTCTCAAATTGTTCACACGGAAACACAATATTTTGAAACTGTGTTTCAAGTTGCGGCCTTGGTTTTACAAAATCCGAATTTTATAAATTTGCCGACTGCATCGGATTTAGTGAATGAAGTTGCAAGTATAATGCAAAGCGATAATACACGCGCTATACTAAACTTATCGGGGATTGGGATTTTAAGAATTTCAGACGTTTTAAATCCTTACTTTGTGGATGATAAAGATAATTTCGAAGCAAGCCCGACTTTTGATTTTACCTTGGTTTACGAAAACACTAGGGCAAGCACTACACCGATAATAAATACGTTTGTGCCCAATTTCATAGCGATATAAGGATTATACTATGTCTATAAGTTTGACAAACTATGTCAATATCTTTTCAGGTCAAGGGGCGGGCATTGCGTCACCCACCAGAGATTTATTTGGCAGGTGTTTTACCGCGAATCCTCTTTTACCTCCTGGATCGTTTATTCAATTTTCTAACGCTGCGGACGTAGGAACGTATTTCGGGCTTGCCTCCGAAGAATACGCGAGAGCGGTATTTTATTTCGGTTTCGTCAGTAAGAATCTTGTTCAAGCAGCGGCGATTCAATTTGCACGCTGGGTAAATACCGCGGTCGCCCCCATGATATTTTCAATCCAGCAAAACAATAGCGTATTGGCCAACTGGACAAGCATTACAGCCGGAATCTTTATATTAACCATTGGTGGCGTAACTAATACCATCACATGCCCTACGTTTGTGGGTGCAGCGGATTTAAACGCCGTGGCTTTAATTATTCAAGATGCTATTCAAGCGGAAACCGGATCTGGTGCGATGTGGACAGGTGCCACTGTTACATATAGTTCTACTGGATATAGTAACAGCGGATTCACCTTCACAGGTGGATTACAAACAGCGTTACCGATTTCCGTAACGTCTCCCGGAGGTTCACAAGATATCACGGGTGCGGGTTTATTGGGATGGGTGCCCGCAATAACCATAGGACAAAATAGCGGCTTAATAAGCGGTATAGGTGGTGCGATATGGGCGCCAGGTGCTGCGGTTGAATCACTTGCTACGACTTTAAATAATTCGGTCAATAATTCCACTAATTTTGGTTCTTTCTTATTTTTAAATAATTTGAATTTGACTTTAACGCAAGTGAATCAAATTGCGACTTGGAATATAACGGCGCCGATTAATGTTAATTACTTGTATTGTATTCCGGTGAGTTTTTCTAATTATGCCGCTTGGTCTTCAACAACTGCACCGGGTGTCGGTGGTATTGGTTCTTGTTGTATGACCTTACAATCTAACCCATATACGATGACAGGTGCATTAACAAGCTCTTCATCGTTTGTCACTGGTTTGCAAAGTACCGCCACGTTAAAAGTGGGTATGACAATTTCCGGTACCAATATACCGAGCGGAACAACCGTTGCAACGATAAACAGTGCAACCAGTTTCACCATGTCCGCAAACGCTACAGGGAGCGGAATTGAAACAATAACGTTCTATCCCTTCGAATTCCCTGAACAATTACCGATGATGATCGAAGCGGCTACAAATTACGCAGGTTTGAACTCGGTACAGAATTATATGTTTCAAATTGATAACACGGGAAGTCTTACACCTAGCGTAACCAGCGATGCGATTGCGGCGGAGCTTGATGCGGTTTTTGTAAACTATTATGGTAGCACGCAGACAGCCGGCACGATATTAAGCTTTTATCAACGCGGTGCGATGATGGGACAAAACATACCCTCTAATATCCCGGATATTACGTCTTACGTGAATGAGATATGGTTTAAAGATGCGGCAGGCGCGGCAATTATGAGTTTGTTATTGGCTTTGAATCAGATACCGGCAAACAATACAGGTGAGGCTCAAATTCTGGGGGCTTTACAAGGCGTTATCAATCAGGCCGTCAATAACGGTACAGTCAGTGTCGGGAAGACTTTAACGAACGCACAGATAACTTATATTACATCCGCGAGTGGTGATCCAAAAGCTTGGTATCAAGTGCAGAATTTGGGGTATTGGATTGATTGCATTATACAGCCGAACAATGCACGACCTGGTGAATTCGAGGCAGTTTATACATTAATTTACAGCAAAGACGATACGATCCGTTATGTATCCGGCACGCAGACTTTAATTTAAGGGGCTAAAATGCAAAATATAACAGGTTTTGGCTTATCGATTAACTTAATAGCCTCCGTGACGTTTCCGGCGGGCTTAATCATTAATCAATTTGCTGATGATTCTGATCCGTTGGATGTTCCTTCCTTACAAATCGCTGATTCCGCGATGGGTTTAAATGGTGATTTAATTGTATGGTCGAAAGCCAATCCTATTAAAGTAACGTTGGGTATTATTCCCGCGAGCGATAACGATTTAAACTTAGGTATCTTATTGGAAAACAATCGTGTCGGACGGGGCAAGCTAGGGGCTAAGGATTTAATAACCATGAGTTTAATATATCCTGCTGGTAATCCCGTTACCCTTACCAATGGCGCGATTACGGACGGTTTGCCGTTCAGCCCGGTAGCAAGTGCGGGACGTTTGAAATCCAAAACTTATGTGTTTACATTTGAAAACAAAGTGGGTAATTGATGTTAGAAAAAAAGACAATAGAAATCGATGGCAAACATTTTATTATTTCAAAGTTTCCGGCAGTAGCGGGGAGGGAAATTATAACCCAGTACCCGCTATCAGGTATCCCGAAACTGGGAGATTATAAAACAAACGAAGCGATAATGTTAAAGATAATGTTTTATGTAGCAGTTCCAATGCCTGATACTGATTTACAATTAACTACACAAGCTTTGATTGACAACCATGTAGGGTCATGGGAAACCCTGATGAAATTGGAGATGGCTATGATGGAGTATAATTGCAGTTTTTTTCGGAACGGGGGGATCTCACATTTATTAGAAACATTCGCAGAGATGCTCCCAGTGTGGATTACAAAAATGTTGACAGCTTTATCGGAACAATCATTGCCAACGGAAAAGCCACGCTCAAAGAGCTTAAAAACGACTACACGTTAGAGGATGCGTTTAATTTGTGGGAAATAATAGCAGTAACGCATTACAATGAATATTTGGCGTATGAATATGCCAAAAAACACAAACGGGGCGTATAGTGAGCATATTGGAGACATTCTATATTCTATTCAAATCGGATGCCTCCGAGGTTAAAAAAGGTTCTCAGGAAGCAAAAAAAAGTACTGATGAACTTGAATCGAGTTTAAAAAATGTCAACAAAGAAAGTGAAGCGGTAGGCAAGTCGTTTCTCGGTATGGTACGTTCTGCCGTTAAAGCTTTTGCCGCGTATAAATCTGCGCGTGCGATTATAGGGGATTTAAAGACTTCAATAAATTATATAACCGATTTAGGGCAGGCGTCTGCGGCATTGGATGTTAACAGTCAATCTCTTGAAGCCTGGGGCTATGCGGTACAACGTACAGGCGGAAGCACGCAACAGTTCCAATCATCTTTACAAAGTTTGGCTACGCATTTGGGAACGACCAACAAGGTTGCGCTTGAAGTCTTGCCCAAACTTGCCGATACATTTTCGAGATTAAATAATTTTCAGGCTACACGTTACGGCAAATCCCTAGGCTTGGATCAATCAACCATCCTGTTTTTACAACAAGGACGGCGCGAGGTTGAAGCAGTTATCAAGCGTCAAAAAGAATTGGGGCTTGTTAAAAAAGAAGATATCGAGATAACCAAAAAATATAATTATGCGATACAAGATGCGCAACACGCTTACCGTAATTTTTTTAATCAGCTTGCAACGCCGCTACTGCCCGGAATAACCAAAGCAATCAATTATTTTATCGAACATAAAGATGTTATTGTAGGTGCTTTTGTGGGTATTGGTATAGCCGCCGCTGCGTTAGCCGCGCCGTTCGTTGCAGCCAATGCAGCAGTAATCACACTTAGAGCGGCCATTGGGTTATTAATCGCCGCTTTTGGTATAGTTTTCGAAGATATTAAAGCGTTTAAAGAGGGTGCACCATCGGTTACCGGCTTTATAAACAAAAAGCTCCAGGAGGATAGACGAAAAAACACGGAAAAAGCCAAAAAATTACCGAGTTGGTTACAGAAAGTTTTAGGCGTAAAAGCGCCAGATTATGCAATACAACGCGCCAAAAACGCTGTTAGTGCGGGAACAGCGACACCCTGGGCGCAGGGCGCGTTAGCAGCCGGAGCAAATACTACTAATGTGAATATAAGCGCTGTAAATGTAAATACGCAGGCTACAGATGCCAATGGCATAGCACGCGATATCAGTGGGAGTTTAAACGACCAGATTAAACAATCAAATTCATACTTTGATACGGGAGTACATAGCTGATGGCCGCTACTGTGCAAGCCGTTGCGGGCGCGATTGCGTCCTTTTTTGCTATTGATAGTGTTGCAGTATTTACGCAGAATTATCAACAGGTTTTTCGTGCCGCCCGGATTTTAAAAGCAACGGTGAAAGAAGAAGCGAAGATTATGGAACACCCGGTTGAAACGGGTATTGTCATAACTGATCATCGAATTATTTTACCAATTCAAATTGAACTGGCTTTGATTTTAAATTCTTTCGATTATCAGGATGTTTACGAAACAATCAGGCAATTATATTTAAACGGTACGCTTTTGGTCGTACAAACTAAATCGGGCGTTTATGATAACCAGTTGATTGAATCGTTACCACACGAAGAAGATCCAGCGCAATATGATGTTTTAACGATTGCTTTAAGTTTGAAACAGGTTATTTTTGTTACTGCGCAATACGGCGTTGTTCCCAAAAACCCAAATAATTCCACTACACAAAAACGGGGTACACAGCAGGGAACACCAGCAACACCAAAACAAACGACAACAACGGCAACTGATTTATTGGGGGTATCAGGATGATTAACATACCGATAGTAAATCTCCCAAATCAATCGTTATCAATCCAATTAGATCAGATTAATTACGATTTAACCTTGTTGGTCTGTAATAACATCATGACGGCTACTTTATCAATTGACAATACTTTAATTGTTTCAGGTATCCGTTTAGTGCCAAACTTTCCGTTGATTGCTTCAAAATATTTAGAAAATGGAAACTTTATCATCGTAACCGAAAACGATGAATATCCCTATTGGCTGCGTTTCGGGATTGATCAATTTTTAATTTATGCGTCTGTATTAGAATTACAAGAAATTGCCGCCGGAACGTTTGTGGTGCCAGTATGACAAATGCACTTGATCCGCGCATTATTTCCGTTACGATCGAATTGCAAGGACAAACAAAAACGTATTCTTCGCCGTTGAATATAAAAGCTACAGGTACGAAATATGGTAATTCATTGCAAAATGAGGCTACGATATCCATCGATAATCTGGATAAGGAAACGCAGGATTATTTGTTAACCGAAACATCGCCCTATAATTTAAACAAAACTCCGAAGCGTGTAACGCTTAAAGCCGGGCGAGAAAGTTACGGAACATCGATAATTTATGTCGGGAATGTTACGAACGTTACTGTTTCACAGCCGCCTGATATTACAACCACATTGAAATGTTTAACCGGAAATTTCGTAAAAGGTAATATCATTACGCGCAATCAGCCCGGTAGTGCTACGTTAAAGCAAATAACCGCCCAAATTGCGCAAGATACGGATACTGTTTTAAATTTCCAAACGCAAGATAAAAATGTCAGTAACTATTCCTATGCAGGGGGCGCATTAAAACAAGTTGAACTTGCTGGACAAATGGGGAATTATAATGTTTTCATTGATGATAATACCCTTGTCGTTAAAGACGCTTTCATACCTTTAAGCAACTCAACGCGAATATTGAGCGCGGAAACCGGGATGATAGGGATTCCCGAATTTACCGAACAAGGCATTAAAGTCAAATTCTTGTTGGACAATCAAACGAAATTAGGCAGCGGCTTAGATATCAGAAGTAACGTATATCCTACAGCAAACGGTATCTATGCCATTTATAAGCTATCGTTTGATATTGCAAGCCGGGATGTTCCTTTCTATTACATAGCGGAGGCGGCGCGTAGACGATGAGCAATCAAAATCCTTCACTAGACCCGGCGTATAACGGATCACTGGCTGGCGCAATCCAGTTCGCATTTGGTAAAATGATGCAAAATGTAGACGGAATGTTACCGGCTCAAGTAGTATCATATGATAGAACAATGAATCGGGCGAGAGTGCAGGTTTTAGTAACGCTGATTACGACAGATGGCACACAAGTACCACGTCCGGTGGTTGCAAGTATCCCGGTGCTACTTGTAGGCGGTGGCGGCTTTCTTTTAAGCTTTCCGATTAAAGCGGGCGATATGGGATGGATACTTGCAAGTGATCGGGATATATCCTTATTTTTGCAAAATTATACCCAGACGCAGCCGAATACGTTTCGCAGCAAGAATTTTGCAGATGGTTTATTTATTCCCGATGCTATGCGAGGATATAACATTAATTCCAGTGATACCGATAATATCACGTTACAGAATTTAGATGGTACCGTAGTTATTTCATTGAGTAATACGGCGGTTAATATCAAGGCTACTGAACTTAATATTGATCTTGGAAATCCGAGCAATATTATGACCGTAAATGGATCGATAGTTGCAACAGGGACAATAACGCCATGAGTTCATTAAGTTTAGCTTGCAATGTGAATGGAACGATACCGGGCGTTGCATACAATGATATTTATTTGAATGCAGATGGTAATATTTCTTTGAGTGTTGACTTGCAAGCCGTACTTGAAGAATGTTCGCAAGCGGCAAAAACATTGCTAGGCGAGCAGATTTTCAATACAACCGTAGGTATGCCATATCAACAAGCTGTGTGGATAGGCGTACCCAATATTCAGCAATTTACAGCGGCGTTGCGTCAAACATTACTTTCAATTCGGGAAGTAACGCAGGTAATTTCCATTGTCACTGGACGCGGTTTTACCACGGTTAATTCAGTACCGAATCAACCAACATTGACATATACTGTACTCTTAACAACAATTTATGGTAATGGGGCGATTAATGGCTGATGTTTATGATTATATTATTGAACAGGGCGTAATCGTAACTGATGCTGGTACTATCTTGAATGAAGTATCAACAGAATATCAAGATACGTTTGGTCAGCAGTTAATTGTCCCTGATAGCCTAACGCCGACAGGTGCTTCAACGCCACAAGGTTTATTGATTATTTCCGAAGCGTTGGCGCGAATTGCCGTTGCGGATAATAACGCCGCTCTTGCAAATCAGATAAATCCGAATGTTGCTGGTGGTATCTTTTTAGATGCGATCATGTCATTAACTGGAATAGCTCGCACACCTGCCACGCCTTCAACTGTTTTTGCAACGGTTAACGGTGTGTCCGGTACGATAATTCCGGCAGGTTCCCAAGCGTCAGAAACCGGATCAGGTAATAATAACATTTTTGCAACAGTGATCGATGTTACCATTCCAGTCGGTGGTTTTGTCAGTAATGTAGAATTTCAGTCGATACAAACAGGGCAGATACCTTGCGATGCTGGAACGTTAACAACGATAATCAGCAACGTTTTAGGTTGGGAATCCATTACTTTAAATACTCAAGCGGTGCTTGGTGCCGCTACACAATCGGATGTTCAAGCCCGTATATTCCGTAATTTCACACTGGCATCGCAAGGTTCCGCAGTCGCCGAAGCGATCATCGCAGGTATATTACAGGTACCGGGGGTATTAAGTACGAGTTTTCTGGAAAACATATCAGGTATGACGCAAACTATTCAAATGGTCAGCATGGTAGGACATTCGATTTATGCTTGTGTAAATTACAGTGCGCTTAATAGTTATACAGTTGTCCTTGCAACCTTAACAGGCGTTGCGGCTACTTTGATTCCTGCCGGATCTCAGGTATCGGACGGTTCGCATGTGTTCCAGTTACTAACCGCCGTCACCATTCCCGCCGGTGGTACGATAGCAGGGGTATTATTCCAATCGGTAAACATCGGGGCTTTCGTAATCCCGTCAGGAACATTAACGACCATTGTCACGCCAGTAACTGGATGGTCAACCGTAACGAATCCGGCCTATGCGTTAACCAATAATCAGCAGGCAGTAGGTACCTTTTCGACCGTTCTTGCGACTGTTACCGGCACGCCGACTACGGTTATTCCGGCAGGTTCGAAAGCCTCCGCAAACGGCCAGGTATTTCAATCTGTATTATCCGTCACGATTCCCGGCGGTGGTTCGCAGTCTAATGTCCTATTTCAATCGATAACGACAGGTTCCATTAATGTGGGTATTGGTGAATTAAATACGATAGTCACGCCCGTTGCTGGCTGGGCAAGCATCACCAACCCAGCGGATGGTATTGCCGGTGTGGAATCCACTATTGCACAAGCGCTGGTTTCGAAAAAGAGCGCGGGAGCAAACTATAATAATGGACCAGGTACGCAGATCCAGGCAACCGTTAAAGTACCCTATAGCGGCCAGAATATGGTTGTACTTTTCGATGTTCCGACACAGATACCGATCAATGTCCTTGTAACGGTACGTTTACTTTCGCCCGTTCAGTTTCCCGTAACGGCAATTCAGCAGGCCATCACGAATTACGCAAACGGCCTGATTCCAAACATTGCCGGGCTTACTGTGGGACAAAATGTATCCAGTTTTGAATTAGCGGGAGCTATCACATCACAATATCCAGAAATTTACGTATCCAGTTTATTGATTTCTATTAATCCGGCAACGCCCACCAGTTCGGTTGAAATACCGATACAAGTCTATCAAGTGGCTGTTATTGCACCAGGTAATATTCAAGTGAATTTATCATCATGAATATACAAGAATTCGATTTTACAGTTGATTTATTACAATCAATATTGTGGCAATATAATAAGGCTACAAATCTGATTAAATTGCTTGAAGATAAACAAACTTGGTATAATGAAAATCAAACAGTATTTTGGCAGAATTGGTATAATACTGTTTTTAATTTAGCTACAACCACGCCTACAGTGTTCGGGCTTGCTGTTTGGTCGATTATTTTGGGTATTCCGTTATTCATTGAGATAGCACCGGAACCGGACGACAAACCAGTGTGGGGATTTAATGCCTATAATCCTTCATTCCCTACGTTAAAAAACACGTACTTAAATTTCGGTAATGGTAACTTTTCAACGAGAAATCAAAATATAATTTTATCACTTGCGGAACAACAGTTTTTATTGCGATTGCGATACTTTCAGTTATCAACTTTGGGGAATATCGCAGGCATACCTACAAGTACGCATTCGGACA